CTTATCCTTATCGTCCTTCCTTCCTGTGGCCTGCTGCTGCGCATATGGTCCGTTCATAATTCCTCCACCCCGGGCCGAAGCCCGGGTTCAGTTTACTCGTCGTCTGCAGGTCCTGCAGTAATCTCAAGAACAGTCTGCTGCACAACAGGCAGCTGCGGCTGAACGGCCTTGTCAAACAAGTCCTTGCTTATTATAACGCCTTTCTGCGCCTTAAGAAGCTTGGCCATCTTTGCTTTCGGCTTCGCGGGATTGTCAACGAGTCCAGTTGCAAGGTCCCAGGTATACGCGAAAATCGGGGCCTGCTTTCCATTCGGAAGAAGCTGTCCCTTGAGCTGCGTATTCCAGCTCTTGCAAGCACGCATAGAACTGACGGTGGGGTTAAACAAAAGCACACCTGCTTCCGGATGCTCAGGCAAGATGACCGCATAAACATACAGTTCCTGGATCTCGTTGCCAGTCTTCGGGTTTATCATTTTCGGATAACCCTTACCGCCTGTAGGCTGCTGGATGTTCACCTCAATAGAATGAGGCGGATACCTGCCGATGGTACCGAATGGCGGGTTATTGTCACGCTCTGACCAAATGGTCCTGAACGCCAACGGTACAACCGTTACAATCTCGCCGTACTCTTCACCGGTCGCGCTGTTCCGCCACTGTCCTGCCTGAACACCGTCAGCCGCAGCAGTAGAATCAGGCTGGACCATAGACAAGTACGGTACCGCCTGCTCCTTCGCAGTGATGCTATCCAACCCCGCACCCGCGAGGTCGTCCATAAAGCTAACGTCATTAGCCATAAATCCTCCTAGTGACGCAATGCGCCACAGCTTATACTTATATTATACGACACAAGTTTCGTTTTTACAAACATTAGCTAATATATTTGTCGAATTTCAACTTTGCCGACTTGGGGATAGTCCCGTTGGCAAGCTGCACCAGCTCCGGCATCGTAAAGTATACATACCTTCCAAGCATGTTGTTGCCTTCAAGAATATCTGTAGGAACAAAAGCCAAGAACTGCCCCTGCTGAACCGTGGAAGGCAGGTTATGCTTTTCCACTATAGTGAACTCTTCAATCTTGAACTTGTTGCCGCAGCATTCGCGTTCTATCATACGGTTTACGCCGCCGGCCACGCCCGTTATCTGTAAAAACGACGTAGGCACATACGGGAAAGCCTGCAAGTTCTTAATTGGCGAACGCGACGCCGCATAAGTCACGCGCATGTACAGCCCAGGCGGACATGGAATATCTTCATAGGCAACCTGGAACACGCCCGTGCCCGTGATTACGCGCTTCTCGTACTCTGCCCACCATCTTCTTACGGCCGGCAAATACGGCTGCAGCCTTGTAGCCAAAGTATATTCCCATATAGGGTCATTGTATATACTGTCCTCATACTGTTTTCCCATCTTCATCCCCCAAACTTTCGACATATTCATCTATCTGAGCGTCTACCTGCTGGACTATGCTTGACTTGTCCCTAGTCTTCCAATACCTGATTTCATCAGGATGTTTATACTTTTCCACGCCCTTTGTCATTAAACCTTCTTCCCAAAGTTGAGAGTGACTATAGCCCAACAGCCTTAAGATTCTGTACGCCGGGAAGAAACAGCGCTGACGCTCGCCGTCCCACTTTGAATCCGTCCAGAATGACTCGTCAAGGATAGCGATGGCAGCGTCTTTGTACTCTTGACGCGTAGGCGCAAGCCTACGGCCATTGACCTGCTCATACGGTTTCAATGGACGCTTCTTCCATAGGTCAAATAGCTCACGCCATTTGAGGTCATATACATGCGACCAATCTTCACATATAAGCTTCTGCTCACCTTCTACAAGTATGCCATATGCATTAGAGAACCGTTGCATTGTCAATGGGCTTCGTGTCAACCTAGCAGGATCAGAAGTGCTTTCGTCAAAAACAAGCTTATCAGATACCGAAGTCGCAAGATAGGCATGGAGCCAGGAGTACTCTTCAAGAGTTTCTGGAGCGTCTGATACTCTGACAAGTAGATGGTACGACTTCGCTCCCGAATAAACCAATCTGCACGCCGTGCCTTCGTTGAATATTCTCTCAGCTTCTTTCTTAGACGCCTGTAACCTTTCGCGATAAAGGACGTCTGCAGGAATAGGCGTAGAGTCACCATATACATCCCTCCATTCTTCTGCACGCTGTTTCTCAAGCTGCACGTTCAGATGGCTCGTCTCATCCGACTCAAGCAGGAACGTGTCCATATACTGGACCCTATTGCTTTTATCCTTGAGGTCTTCAGTGCCAGGCTTCATCTCGTTCACCGTCTCAAAGCAACCTGCTTTATCCGGCTTGAACTTGCTGTTCACACGCAGCCTGCTTCCTGTCCTGTCTGGCCTTGTCTCAGAACATACCGGCACCTCTTTGTACAGGCTCGGCATCTTTTTGTCGTCGTCAGACTTTACGCCCGCCAGACAGAACCTTGCTGTAGGCGCCATACGGTAACGCCCAGCAATTGCCAAGAAGCCTCCAGGAATAGGCTCCGTGTTCGGGTCTACCACCAAACCGAATTCCGTCATAAGCCAGCCTGAGCAGTCAAATATGCCGCGCTCTACCACGCTGTGCGGGTACGGTTTATTTGTATTTGCCTCACAGAATATAAGCGGCCTACATAAGGCCACGTACTTCTTAAAGTCTTTGTACTCCGGCATAAACTGCATTGCGGCTTCGACAGGCACTATATCCGTCAAAGACATCGTGCCTACCTGCGTGACAAGTTTATTCTGCTCAAGGCTTATCCTAATGAACGGAGCAAGCGCACGCATAATACTCTCGATTTCCGTAGCTTCAGTAGTACGGGGCAATGAGAAGCAACGCTTGTAAGCTGCGGTCTTCGGAAACTGCCTAAGCGGCACTTCAGCAATGTCTTCCCTTGTAAAAAGCTCATGCTTAAATTGGGCTATCAGCTCTTTATCCTCTTGGAAAGGTATACCGATTTTATGATAATCGGCATCAAAACCATAAAGCTTAGAGAACACTTCGTCGGCAAGCTTTGATTCTTTCCTGGTAAAATGTTCATCTGCTTCCATTATCATGAACCTCCTCTGGTCTTCGCGCCCGTCGAACTTGATGGGCACGTCTTTGTTCGTAGTCATTATGAAGTCGGTATATGACTCCTGGTAGATTGGATCTACGCCTTTCTGCTCCTTACGTATCGTAGTGGCCGTAGCCCTAGATTTCAATGAGCCTGCAGAATTGCGCTTGTCTATCTCCTCCTTTTCCTCTAGGCATACTATCAACGCGTCTGCATAATCCGCGTTGAACCTGGCGGAAGAATCATACTGGTCCGACACCAGGACGTTGTCTTTACCAAAGAGACCTTTACAGATAACTTCTGCAAAGGTCGTCTTACCTGATCCCTGCGCGCGCGACACTATAATCGGCACCACTTGGGTCTTTACGTTTGGGTACAACATTTTTGCACGCAGCCAAGCAAGCAGCCACATTGCGCACTCGCCAGCCACATGCTGTATGTACGTGTATATGTGGCTTGTGTCTCTTCCAGTACTCTTTGCAAATACAGGAAAAGGCTTGGCCACATTAAACGCATCACGCTCTTCGTCATAATATCCAGTAGGCAGTACATAGTTCCTATAGTACAACGGTTTATGTATACCGTCAGACTGTTCAGCGGCTATGTACGCATTGCTGTAATATTTCATGCCTTTTGGAAACCACGGCAGCTCAGTAGACTTCGCACCGCGTCTCTCAACAGTGAACAGTACAGTAGAGTAATAATTCAAGTACTCCGTACTAGGCAGCAATTCGCCACGGTGAGAGACACAAAAGAACTTATGGTTCATGTTCATATAGACCACTTTGTCAAGAAGATGGTCATGCGCCCATTCCTCAAGTTCTTCTATGTCCTCAAAGCCCATGGCGTCTTGCTGCGCTATCTCTGAGTTGAGGATGCCTAGCTTCGTCTCCGCGTTCTTATATGAGATGCCGTACACATCGTCATACAGGTTGTTCACTTACATCTCCAATTCTACGGTTGTCACTTCCTGGAAATGTATACACTCTGGAATATCGGCAGGATCAATCTGCTGCACTCCAGTAGACGCGCCAATCTTATCCTTGATAAAAGACTTGAGGCTGGCTGTATTGACTGAAAGGTTCTCGACAAACGGGATGCCTGCGGCCTGCAATGCGTCGGTACTTTCAACCGATACAGACGCTTCTTGCTTAATTATATGAGATCCACCGTTCTCCCGCAGCCACTTTACTATTCGCATACGGTCTTCTGGATTCTTGTTCGGCTGGCAATAGAAGTTATGCTTTACCTGCAGTTTACCACCGGAAGCAAGGCCTATGCTGTCTACACCGGCCGCGAACATTTCCTGCGGAATGATGACGTTCGCATAATGCTCATATTCCTTTTTCGTCTGC